GCATTGACCACATTCGGGACGCCCCAGCAGTCAGTCAGCAGGAGCTCCGCAGCTATATGCTGCCGTGGTTCAGCCCATTCGCGGCTCCGTGGTGCGGGAAGATTCAGCGCGCTTTCCCGAAAGCCTACGTCACCATGAACTTCGAGCTGATTCTCGTCCCGAGGACGAACACATACATCAACCTCAACCACTGCAGCACCCCGGACGAGTTCAAGGCGGAGGTCATCGAGGGTGTATCGCGGTTTGCGTTCAAGGCGTTCACAAAGCCGCTGCGCAAGGAGCATCTCGACGGCATCAACAAGCTGCTCGACACCAAATTCACGCCGGAGGACATGGAGTACATCTACACCAACCTCGGCAACGGCATCAACCACGAGCTGTGCATGAAGTTTGTCAAGAGCGGGTATGACCTCAAAGTAATCGAGGAAAGCGTATGAACTGCCAATTTTGCGAAGATTACGAGTGGAGCAAGAAGCACAGGCCAAAGACCGGCAGAGAGTTATACACAAAGTATTACGTCTGCCTTTATGAGAGAACCCTCAGAAAGGGCTGCGGGCTTGCCTCAACCTACACTCACAAAAGACGGCCGCTGAACTTCTACCCGGAGTGCGGCCGCCAGTTGAAGAAAACAAAAAAGGAGGATGAAACGTGAACGGAGTCATTCGGGGCCGATGCCCGAGGTGTGGCGGGAAAATTATTTATTCGGAATTTTACCAGAACGCACGGGACTACACAATCCGAAAAGACGGAAAAGTTCCGAAACGCTATGTATCCAGAAGCGGAGAACTAAGCGAGAGCGTAGCGGCCTGTGAAAACGGTTGCGGCGCATACTGGGAAGATGAAGATTTTTCCATCGGGCAAGACGGGATGTTCTACGACAATAAATACACGGTGGATGGGCAGGAATGAAAGAAAGACAAGTAGAGAT